CATCGTTGTCAGCGTGGCGCGCTGACCTCGCGCGCGTCGGCGGATCCGACGCTCACTACTAGTGCGTTTCTCTATCCGCTCCGCGACGCTTTGCTATGAGCGCGCCAAGGCCGAGTGCGCCCGCGTGCGGCAATGTCCGGATATGTCATCAGACGGGGCCGGCCGGGTCCAAATGCCCTTACGGTTCCCGGGGCCACCCCCGCGGGGCACCCCGGGCCACCGCGCGGCCAGCGGGTCCGCGCCGGCGGTGATGCGGCTTCGTAGGTCCGTCGCCGACCTGTCGCGCGCGTCGCAGGCGCGACGAGCGGACTTCCTTTCGAGGTTCTACTCCGCTCGTAGGTCGTCGCGACAGGATGCCCCCAGGTCCTCGAGGCGGATCGCGCCCCCTACCGGCTCGACATCAGCGGGCCGTGAGCGTGCCGCGCATCAGGGCGGAATGCCCGGGGATCGCGCAGTAGTACGTGTAGGTCCCCGGCCGCGCGGCGAACGTCAGCTGCTGCTCGCCGCCGACCGGGACCCGTAGGTCGACGCCGAGCGCGTCGATGGTGAACGTGTGCCAAAAGAGGTCGCCGTTCGTGACGCGGACCGTGATGGTGCCGGCCGTCGCGCTGAGGTCGGCCGCCGAGAAGCGCATGTTCTTCGTCTCAAGCCGCCGCACGTCCGGCGCCGCCGTGGTCGCCTCGGCGGCGGTGAAGATCGAAGTAGCAGCGAGCGCGGCGAACGCCGCTGCCACGAAGACGGCGACCGCACCGGGAGAACGGCTCGCGTCCGATCCGCGCGCTCCCCGCATGAAGGCAGCGACGACTGCCCCAAGGCCCAACAGGGCGATCGCGGAGAGCGCGCCCGGGGCGATCGTGGCGACCGGGTTGGCGCGCGCGAGCAGGTTGGTAAACGCGGCCGCGCCCATGAAGAAGGCGACGTCGGCGAACAGGATCCCGAGCAGGACCTTCCCGAGCGTGCCGCCGCGGAAGCGCAGAAGACCCAGCGCGACGAGCGTCGCGACCCCGATCGCGGCGGCCTCCGCGTCGCCGAGGAGTGCCGTAGCGGCGGCGAGTCCGACGCACTGCGCGATCGCTGCGCCGCGAAGGGCGATCGTCCAAGAGATCCTCGCTGCGCGCTGCTCGACGGCGATGGCTGTCATGTCGGTCGTTCTAGCGCTCCGCCGTCCCGAAATCGTTACGGCGCGCAGCAGAGGGGTCATGTGCTCGCGTTCGGTCCTCGGTCGCCTCGTCCACAAGGAGGATCCTGTGCGGGCGCCCGGCGATTCGGCGCTCCCTCGGGAGGCTCGTCACCTCCGCTCCCGCAGCCATACGCTCGCGTGCGCGGGGCGCATGGTGTCGTGGACGACGTCCAGCAGGTCCGCGCGCACCGCGTCGAGGTCGACCTCGTCGCGCAGGCGCGCCCCGAAGGCGTCAAGCGTGCGCGCGGCGTCATAGCGGGAGCGGTAGAAGCGGCGGTCGGCGGAGCCCTGGATACGCCTGCGCAGCGGCGCGAAGAGCGCGACCACGAGCAGCGTCGAGCCGGCGACGGCGAGATCCGACGAGCCGGTGAGCGGCCGGAGCAGCGCCGTGAGCGCGAGGACCGAGACGACATAGGTGCCCGCAAGGACGGCCGAGAGCGTCGCGTAGACCAGAGTTCGGTTGATGAGCACGTCGATGTCGTACAGGCGGTAGCGGAGGATGGCGATCCCCGCGGCGACCGGCACGGCCACGAGCGCGAGGATGAACGGGACGCCGCCGAACATCGTCACCGGGTTCCGCGCGGCGGGGTCGAGGGCGCGCAGCGGGCTGAAGAACGCGACGGCGGTGCCGACGTTCACGAGCGCGAAGCAGACGCTCGCGTAGGCGAACCACTTCATCTGCTGGCGCACGACACCCGTCGCAGTGCGCAGGCGCACGATCATCGACGCGGCGCCCACAAGGAGCAGCGCCATCAGCCCGATCCCGCTGAACGCCCGCCCCGCGCCGTACAGCTGCTCAGCGACGGGTTCGTCGAAGAGCTCGTCGAAGAGCGGGAACCGCGTAGGCGTCGGCCCACTGGCAGACGACGAGGCGAGCAGACCGACGACGATCACGCCTGCCGCAAGCGGAAGCACGAGGCGCAGCCACGGCGATAGGAGACGTCCGGTGGGAAAGAGCACGAGCAGCAGCGCGACCCCGGTGAACGAGACGTTCCAGAGATTGAGCAGGGGCGCCATGAGCCAGGGGTCGATGACCCACGAGGGAAGCGCGCCCGGGAACGAGGCGCCGTAGACGCGCACCGCGGTGGTGAGGCCCTGGAGCTCCGCGACGATGCCCATCGCGCTGAGCAGCCAGCCGATCGGGTTCTCGGGTCGCTTCGCCGCGATCAGAGCGCCGATCCCCGCGTACGCGATGAACGCACCCAACACGATGACCGACGGCGGCCCACCCATGCCGTCCGTCACCGATGGAGGGGCGAGCGCGCCCAGAAGGATCGCGGCGACGTACAGCAGGATCGATGTCCCGAAGAGCAGCCACGGCAGGAGGCGCGAGAAGCGCGTCACGAGGGTTCTATGACGTCGCTCGCGCGCGGCTGCGCCTCACCTCGAGCAGCACGAAGGTCCACGCGAGAGCGAACGCGACCTGGAGCGCCACCGCCGTCCAGCCCAAGGCGTTCGCCTGATCCGCGAGCAGGCCCATGACGAACACAGGAGCGCTGAGGCCCCACCCCGCGATCGCACCCGCCGCGAGCGCCGCGCGCGCGGCGGCATCGGTCACGCCGCGGGCTGCCGCCGCCATGATGCCGAAGCCGAGGTACGACGCGCCGAGGAGGCTGACCATAAGCCCCTCACGAGCGGTCAGATCCACGCCATACAGAGAGGTGAGCGCGCCGGGGACCACGAGCGCAGCTGTCCCGTAGCCGATGCTCACGATGCCGTTGGCCGACGCGACGGTGCGGAAGTTCATGCCAACCCTCCACCTTCAGCGATCTCACCCGTACCGCGCCAGGCGTTGCGCGATGTGTAGTCCCCGGCCGTCCGAAAACCGTTACGGGCTGGCAGGGCTGACCCGCACCGCGCAGAGTCTCCCCCAATGCCGGTCCGAAGACGCGCCGCGAGCCGACTGCTCGTTCATCTCTTCGGGCCGCCGCGGATGGAGCGGGACGGCCGGCCGGTCGCGCCCGACACGCGCAAGGCCATCGGCATGCTCGCCTACCTCGCGCTGACCGGGCAGGCGCAGGCCCGCGACCGGCTCGCGGCGCTCCTCTGGCCCGAGGCCGATCCGGAGCGAGCACGCGGGGCACTCCGCCGGACGCTCTCGGCGCTGCGGGGTGTCCTGGGAGGCAAGCACCTGAGCACGGATGGACGACGGGCTGATCCGCGGCGCGGAGGATCCGGTGCGGGCGGGCCGATCGCGTTCGGCAGGAGCTTCTCGAGGATGCGCTTCGTGGCGGGGCCGTACTGCTTGATCTCATCCGGCCGGGCGCTGTGGCCCTTCAGGACGTCGTAGGCGTAGCTGTACTCCTGCCGGTTGATGCCCTGGTCGACGTCGAAGCGGATCGACTCGTAGTGCTCGCGCGCCGAGACCATCTTGAGGTTGAGCAGACCGTCGAGCCAGGCCGCCTTCTCGTCCGCGTTGATCGTCCCGCCACCGATCGTCGGGATGTTCCAGTTGTGGCCGACGCCGGCGATAGGAACCTTGCGGCCCGTCTCGAAGGCACCCGGCAGCGTGACGTCACCGTCGTTGTCCACGACACCGAACGTGGCGAAGACCGCCTTGAGGGCGCCTTCGGTGTCCGCCTTGAGCTCGACCGCGAGACGCTTGCGCTCCATAGGCTGCCGACGATGACCGCGCGGGCTCGCGCGCGTGGCCCCTTTGGGGCATCGCGACGTAGAGATTTCTCTACGCGCTGCTCATCGCGATTAGAGGCGCGCCTTCCTCCTAAGCCCTCCCGCTCGTCGCGGCCTCCGCGAGTGCGGTCTCCTGCCGCGGCGTCGCCGGCAAGACGTTGCCCTCGGCGTCGACGATCTGCACACCGGGCGACGGCGCGAACACGTGATCGGTCTCCCGCACCGGCAGGCGGTTCGCCGCGCGAGCCTCGCCGACTTCGGCGACGCGGGCTCGAACCAGCGTCGCCCAGCGGTCCGCGTTCTTTGTCAGGGCGTCCTGCAGCACGCGGACGTTGCTGAGGTCGAAGGCGACCTCGAGCTCCTCGAGGCGTTCGCCCGGCTGCAGGAATTCCGCGAGCTCGCTGCGCGTCAGCTCGTCGCCGATCAGCCGCTGCGTCGGGATGATGTTGTTCTCGTACGCCTGGTCGCGGAGCTCGCTCATCGTCGCGCCGACCTTGGCCGTCTGCAGGCCGGTGCCGAAGCCGACGACCGCGGCCGGGATGCCGAGCACCGCCGTGACGCGCTCCTCCGGGATGTCCCGGATGGCGCCGAACTCCATCGCCTGCGGCGAGAAGCCGAACTGCGTGATCTGGGCGGGGCGGCTGAGCACGATCGTCGAGCCGCGGTTCTCGCCGCTCCACTTCTGGTCGAACTTGGCCTTGATCTGCTCGCGGTCCGGCTCCTCGATCGGCTTCTTCGAGTCCTTGTCGGGCGAGATGACGATGCCGGGAGCGCCGAGGTTCTTCAGCATCGTCGCTGAGAAGGCGGACGCCTCCGCGTCGACGCCGAGCTCGAGGAAGAGCGTCCGCAGCGGCGAGCGACCCTTGCGGGTGTTGTCGGGATCGATCCCGTAGCGAAGGTGGAACACGTCGCTCGGAGCGAGCTCGAACAGCTGGCCCGCCGGCCGGTAGTCGTAGTGCGTGATGTACTCGGTGCCCTCGTCGTCCCAGCGCGGCTCGATCATCCAGTGCGGGATGTACCAGTATTCGACGACGCGGCCGAGGCGGTCACGGACCTTCAGCCAGTAGGCGTTGCCGTCGATGACCCACGAGGTGAGCGTGCCGTACCACAGCAGGACGCCGGAGTAGTGCGGATTCGGCCAGCGCACCTTCCGCGCGAACGGGTGGCGCAGGATGATCTCGGGGATCGAGGTGTCGCCGATCCGCATCACGGCGACGGGCGCCTCGGGGAAGTTGCGACAGATCCACAGCACGCAGGCCTCGACGATCGAGCTGCCCGAGCCGTCGCCGACGAGCTTGCGGTAGTCCGAGTTCATGCCGTAGCGCCAGCGCAGCGGCGAGCCGGACCAACCGCCAGGGAAGCGCGGCGTCGCAGCCTTGGCGAGCGCGCGGATCGTCTCGGCGAAGACGCCCACGCCTAGCCGCCGAGCCCTGAGGCCCACAGGAACGCGCGGACCGCGGCGCCGACCGCGGCCGCGGCGACGACCAGCAGCACGAGGACGGTAAGGACTTGGGCGATCACGTGTCGATCCGCGGCGTCGATCGTGCTGCTCCTGCGCATGCGCTCGAGGCGGACGGGTTCGATCCGGTCGGCGCTCACGAGGCCGCCCACTCGCCGTCGTCGGCGTCCGCGGTGATCGCCCGGCCAAGCGCCATCAGCAGCGTGGTCACGCCCTCGATCCGACCGCTCGAGCCTTCCCGGTCTGGCCGCAGGTCGCCGTTGGGGTTATGGCGCACCGCGAGGTTCGCGACCATCGCGCGCAGGATGTCGTTGCCGCCGTGGCGGATCCGCTGGCCGAGCACCAACCTCTCGAGCTCGTTGAGCGCCGGACTCATCGTGGTGTAGCCCGGAAGCACCTCGACCACCGTCTGGTCCTCGGCCTGGAGCTGCTGCATGAACTGCACGGCGCCGCGCGGGTTGCACACGATCTCGTCGATCTGGAAGCGGTGCGCGTAGGTGTCGACGATCTTCCGGCGGATCGCGTCGAAGTCGATGATGTCGCCCTCAGTGAGGGTGAGCCAGCCCTGGTCGGCCCAGGCGCGGTAGGGCAGCTTGTCGCGGTCGGCGAGCGCCTCGATGTTGTCCGCCGGCGCGAAGGTGTCCATGTGGACGACGTACTCGCCGCCCTCCTCCGCCGGCGGGAAGAGCAGCACGACCGTCGCGAGTTCGGTGCTCGAGGCGAGCCAGGCGCCGATGGTGCAGTGCCGGTCCGCGAGCTCGGCGAGGTTGACGAGGCCCGCGGTCGCGTCCCAGCGCTCCATCGGCAGCCAGGTCGTCTGCTGCTTGGTCCAGATGTTGTTGTGCAGGCGCAGGAAGGTATTGCGGAACGCGGGCGACTCCTTCGCGCGCTTGGCCTGATGCGCGAGGTCCTCTTGGAACGCGATGCCGAGCGCGTCGTACATCGGGTTCGCCTTGCGCCAGGTCTTCGGGTCCGCCCAGTCATCGTCCTGGCCGGCGGCGTAGATGACCGGCAGATAGCTGGGGTCCTCGAGCGCGCCGCTGGCGATCTTCTCGGCGCGGTCGTGCTCCTCGCCGCAGATCGTTGCCTTGTCGAAGCCGGCCGTGGTGAAGAAGACCGTGAGTGGCTGGAGCTGCGCGCCCTGACTGGTGGTCAGCACGTCGTAGAGCTTCCGATCCGGCTGGGTGTGCAGCTCGTCGAAGATGACCCCGTGGGCGTTGATGCCGTGGGTGCCCTCAGCGTCGGCCGGGATCGCCCGGTAGAAGCTGTTGGTGCCGGGGACGATGATCCGCTTGCTCGAATCGATGATCTCGCAGCGGCTGCGGAGGACCTTGTCCTGGCGGACCATCGCCGCGGCGATGCGGAAGATGATCGTGGCCTGGTCGCGGTCCTCGGCCGCGCCGTAGACCTGGGCGCCGAACTCGTTGTCGGCGGTGAGCAGCTTGAGCGCGAGGCCGGCGCCGAAGGTGGACTTCCCGTTCTTGCGCGGGATCTCCACGTAGACGGTCGTGTAGCGGCGACGGCCGTCAGCGCGCTTCCAGCCGAAGACGTTCCAGACGATGTCGTGCTGCCAGGGCTCGAGGATGAACGGGTGCCCGGCCCAGAGACCCTCGACGTGGCGCAGCCGCTTAACGAAGAAGTCGACCGCGCGCTGGGCGTCCTGCGCATCGAAGTGGTAGCCCGGCGGAGCAGGCCGCTCACGCTTTCGCCGAGCGCGGCTTGTCGAGGAGGTCATCCTCGTCGTCCTCTCCGGCCGGCCGGACCTTGACGCGCGTGCGCGCGACGGCGGTCAGGCCGAACTCGGTGCAACCGCGCATGTATGCGGCGAGCGCGTCACGGGCGATCGCGACCTGCGGCGCGCGCACCAGGCCACCCTTGGGCGTCTTGTAGACAGTGCCGTGCTTGTGCAGGAACTCGCTTGCCTCGCGGTACTGGGCCCACGACTCGCAGAGGCCAGAGAACGCGCCGACATCGATCGTCGTGAGCACGTCGA